AGCAAAGACTTACCTGAAAGATGGAATACTGTTCGTAATTTCATTTCAACAATGAAGAACAACAGTAACATTGGTCGCAACCTTAATTTTCTTGTTGCTGACAATAAGACAGGTAAGTATCTTGGTGTTATTTGCATCTCATCGGATTTTCTTGATTTGACACCTAGAGATAATGCAATTGGTTGGCCTCGTGAATTGAAAACACAAGGTGGTATGATTAATCATACCGCTATCGGTTCTACAATTGTTCCGTTTCAACCACTTGGTTATAACTACGTTGGTGGTAAATTGCTCGCATTGCTTTGTTTATCAGATGAAGTGCAAAGACTTTGGAAGAAACAATATGGTGACACCTTGATTGGTGTAACCACTACATCATTGTATGGTAAAACTAAATCGGGTGGTCTATCACAGTATGATAACCTCGACCATTGGAATCCTATGGGATTCTCCTCTGGTTCTGTATCGTTTGAACCTAACAGAGATACACGATATAAGATTCGTGAATGGTTGAAAGCAAATCACACTCGCAAATATTTTGAATGGTATGTTGCAAAGAAGGCAAGTGGTCAACCGCATAAACGTGACCATAAGAATCGTTCATTAAACTTTACATATTCTAAGATGGGTATACCAAAAGAATTGATTAAGGCTGAACATCATCGTGGCATCTATTTCAGTCCACTATACAATAACTCATTTGATTTTTTGCGTGGTGATATCAAAGAAACTGAATTGGTTAAATCATTTGATACCAGTTATGAAGCATTGACCAAGATTTGGAAAGAGAAACACGCTAAAGGTCGTATTGGCTTTCTCAAGAAGAAAGATAAGGTATCAACCGAAACTTTGTTCTATGATGACTTGATGTACCTTACATGGGAAGAAACTAAGGCAAAGTATCTTGGCCAAGTAGGCAGATAATAAAAATAGTGCTTGCTTTTATGAAAAAAGTCCTATATAATTATAACACAGTAAAAAATATGCGGTGGGTTGGATAACAGATTGAGGTACCCCCTGAATTAACTTTGTGAAACTCAAAGACACCGCTCCATCTTTCATTAAATCTCCAGTTCGATGAAACCTAAAACCTCTATTGCCCAAAAGCGATAGGGGTTTTTTCATTATTGCCACACAGAAACGATTTTTGTGTTATAATGACAACTTCAATAGGAGATTCTCATGCATGATGACAATGACTATTCGCATACCTTATTAGAACAGGAAGAACACTTTCATTCCTGTGTTACCGATGTGGTAAATGCCTTCAGAATTCATGGTGTGGCTGGGATCCTGCATGAAGTAAGTAAAAATACTGACATAAATCAACAGCTTAGAGTGTTGTTTCCCAACAACAACAAGGCTTGACATTCCCACCCACTTGTGTTACAATGGTTGTATTAAAAGTTAAATAGGTAAGCTATGCAAAATTATAGTGTCGAATCAAAATCACAATTAGCGAAATTGCTCGCTACTGAGAATCTTACGATTCAGCATCAAAAAATCAGAACCGCAAAATTTGATACTTTGAACCGTGTTCTATATTGTCCAATTTGGGATGATATGACTGGTGATTTGTATGACCTTTTGTTAGGTCACGAAGTTGGCCATGCCTTATACACACCTAAAGATGGATGGCATGATGCAGTTTGTAATAAAGGTGAAAATTACAAACGATTCCTTAATGTGATTGAAGATGCTCGCATTGAGAAAAAAGTCAAACGTAAATATCCAGGTATTCGTAAATCGTTTATCAATGGTTATTCTAACCTTTTAGACCGAAACTTTTTCGGCATCAAAGACCAAAATGTAAATGATTTGGCATTTATTGACCGCTTGAACCTTTACACAAAAGGCGGCACAATGTTGGGTATTGCCTTTGATGAAAAAGAACAAGCTATGCTTGCTAAAGTTGAGGCTGTTGAAACATGGACTGATGTTCTGAATGTTTGTGATGAAATTTTTGATTACTCAAAAGATGAACAATCAAAAAAACAAATCAATTTACCATATGATGATTTTGAAGATATGGATTATGATGATGATTATGGTGATGCAGAAGATTCTGATGACTATGATACAGAAGATTCTGATGAAAAACCTGATGGTCAAAAACAAAACACAGATTCATCCGACAATGATGCGGAAGAATCTGATGAAGATTCAAAAGAAGAAAATAGTGTCTTAAATCGTGAAAAGAATTCTAAAGAATTCGGTGAAGAAAGTGAAGAATTCCAACCAGATTGTGTTACTGATGAAGCATTTAGAAATAATGAAGGCAAATTGCTTTCTGAAAAATGCCGTGATTATCGTTACATGAATGTGCCTAAGTTGGTGAATCCTAAATCTGTGTATACAGGTTACAAACGGGTTCACGAATTGATGGAAAAACATTTCAAAGTTGCACCCAACTACACTAATGGCACAGTTGAGAATTTAGTCAAAGAATTCAAAACTCGAAATGACCGTTATATCTCTTTGTTGGCCAAAGAATTCGAAATGAAGAAGGCTGCAAGGTCTTACTCTAAGGCCAAAATCTCTGATACAGGCGACATTGACATTAATAAAATTTACAAGTATCAAGTTGAAGATAATATCTTCCGCAAGATGACTGTTTTACCAAAAGGTAAATCTCACGGCTTGGTTTTGTTACTTGATAAATCTGGTTCGATGCGTGATAATATGACGGGTTCTATTGAACAGATTTTGATTCTGACCGCATTTTGCCGTAAAGTGAATATTCCTTTTGTTGTTTATAGTTTTAGTGATTACGACCATGCTCGCCGTCTAGATGTAACCGATACGGTCTTTGATGGTGAAAAAATGATTCCTGCTTTCAGTAGAAAAGCTGGTGAGATGGAATTTGAAGGTGTTTACTTGCGTGAGTATTTGAATTCTACAATGAAAACTGGAGATTATAATCGTTGTGTTAAGAATATGATTCTTCTTGCTAATGCATATTCTTTAGATAGACCAAAACTTCCTATTCCACCATCAGAAGGTCTCGGTATGACTCCTTTGATTCAATCAATTTTTGCAATTGAACCTGCAATCAGTAAATTCAAAGTGAAGAATAATCTTGATATTGTTAATTTGATTGTTGTGCATGATGGTGATGCCGATAGTTGTGGTTATCATTTGAAGTATGATGAGAACAGAGGTAATATTTCATGGGAAGGTTGGTCTCATACCCGTGAAAATGTTATTATTGCTGATGACAGTATCAAGTTTCAAATGAAATTAAATCCTGAAGTTGCCTATCCAGGTGAAGCCTTGCGTGAAGCATCATTTGAATGGTTGAAAAAGAAAACTGGTGCTCGCATTTTCGGTTTCTTTATTACTTCTAAATCTCGCCGTAGATTGTTTAATGATATTCAACAAAAATACAAAAACGAAAAAGGTGAAAGTATCAACAAAGGTTACGTTTGTAATGATGTAAGAATGTTGGCTGCACAAATCAAAAAGGAAAAGTTCCTTGAATCTTATAATAAAGGTTACAATCGTTTTTACCTTTTGCCTTCTGGTGAAGATTTGAAAATTGAAAATGAAGAAATTGAAATCGATGGTAAATTTACCGCTAACAAATTGAAAAATGCTTTTATGAAATTCAATAAAAAACGGCAAGTGAACCGTGTTCTGGTATCGAAATTCATTGCAGGCATTGCCTCCTAGTCTGTTGCTTTTATGCAACAGCTGGTTGACAATGTGATGGTTTCGTGTTATAATGGTGTTATCTTAATTGAAATTGGAGTTTTTATATTATGAGTAAGCGTGCTGAAGTGAAAGAAAAATTTATGTCTGCCTTGATTGCTACTGGCAAACAAAATGTTACTTTCGAAGAAATTAAACAAATCTGCGATAAAGAAAATATTGCTCATCCGTATTGGTTCACTAATGATATTGCCAATCGTGAAAAACGTGGTGTGTATAAAGTGCCTACAACGGCTTCAGTTTCTCAATCAACAACAATCGATTTACAAGCACAGGTGATTCAAATGCCAAAACAAGAAGTTAAAACTGGTAACCGAATTACTAGTGTTATTACACAACTTGAAACTGAAAACTTGGTTCCTTCAGTTTACAAAAATTATGTTCCTTTCGGACACTATGATGACTTGATTAATATCATTTCATCAAATCAATTCTTTCCAATCTTCATTACAGGTAATTCTGGTAATGGCAAAACAATGTCCGTTGAACAGGCTTGTGCTAAAACAAAACGTAAATTCGTTTGCGTATCAATGACACCTGAAACCGATGAGAGTGATTTACTTGGCAATTATGTTTTGATTAATGGTCAAATGGAATGGCGTGATGGTCCTGTTACTGTTGCGGCTCGTCAAGGTGCAGTTTTGTGTATTGATGAAATTGATTATGGTGCTCAGAACCTTTCCTCATTGCAACGTGTTCTTGAAGGCAAACCATTCTTATTGAAGAAAAAGAATGAGATTGTTTATCCCACTCAAGGTTTCACAATCGTAGCTACTGCCAATACTAAAGGCAAAGGTTCAGAAGATGGCCGTTATATGTTCACTAACGTATTGAATGAAGCCTTCTTAGAACGATTTCTGAATACCTACGAACAACAATGGCCTCCAATTAACATTGAACGCAAGATTCTGAAAAAAGAATTGACTGCTGTTGGTAAATCAGATGATGAATTTGCCGAGAAACTTGTTACTTGGGCTGATGTTATTCGTAAAACCTTTGATGATGGTGGCCTTGATGAAGTGATTTCTACTCGCCGTTTGGTTCACATTATCAAAACTTACGGTGTGTTTGGTAATAAAATGAAATCGATTGAGTTATGCCTGAATCGATTTGATACCGATACCAAAATGTCATTCTTAGACTTATACACCAAAGTTGATGCGGGTGCAAATACCGAAACCCTAATGACACAAACAATGGCTCCTGAAATTGAAGAAGAACAGGAAGAAGATATTCCTTTCTAAAATTTAAATTTTTCGGCACTTGACCCATCGGCAACGATGGGTCTTTTTTACTTATTTACCTGTAAAAGTGTTGACACACTATTTTTTTTATGTTATACTTACACATCATTTGAGAGATTGAGTCGCCTCTCAGATAATTTTTTTAATGCGATTCGTTTTTATCATGGAGATATTATGTCTACAAAATCTAAAGTCCTTGCCTATCTCTCTAAAGAAGGTTCCTACAACACTTTGACCGCAAACAAAATGCAGTCAGTTTTCGGTGTTGCAAACCCATCCGCAACCATCAATGAATTGCGTAATGATGGCTATGCAATCTACTTGAACACTCGCATCAATACAAGCGGTGACAAGGTTGCTTTCTACCGTTTGGGCACACCAACTAAACGTATGGTTGCTGCAGGCATTGCTGCAATTCGTTCAACTGGTGAACGTGCATTTGCCTAATTAGAGGCGAATAGTTAGAAAAGGAGAGATATATATTAGTATCTCTCCTTTTTTTTATTTTATGGACACATTATGGAAATTCAAGTAAACGTAGATGATTTGAAAAAGAATAAATTATTCATCGCTACACCGATGTATGGTGGTATGGCACACGGGCTTTATGTTAAATCT